CTATTGTTGCTAAATCATAAACAGCTTCTAGTAACTGATTATGTTTTTCATATTGTTGCCAAATAGCACCATTATGTAATTTTTGTAATTTTGTGACACAAGTAAAAGGTATAATTCCTTTTTCATCATCTTCTTTAGTTTGATTACCTAAAATTCCTGCTTCTCTTAAATCGTCATATTTATATTGAACAAAATCATCCCACTTACTTTGTATAACAGTGCCTGGTGTAGATTTAGCAATATCAAAAGCACGAACTAATTGAGCATCATCATAACTATCGTAAGCTGCTGCACTTCCATCATAAAATATATCACCATTTCCATCAACAATAAAATCAGTTTGACCATTGTTCTGTACTAAAAATACATTATCACCACTACCAAAAGCAGTTGCACCCGTTCCACTTTTTTTACGACCATTCATTTTAAAAGGGCCTCCACCACTACCATTTTGAGTAGTATTAGAATCTGTTGCAAAAGCCTCGTGTGTATGACAAGCGTCATTTTCTGAAAATGACATAATCAGTAATCCACCATTTGCACCAGAATTTTTTCCAATATAAGCATAAGAATCTGTTTCAACTTGGTCAGTTACTCCGTGTGCTACATCAGAATTTTTAAGTGTTATAGATCCAGCATCACCAGAACCATTATTTATACACAAACCGCCCGGATCTGTATCACTTGCTGATTCATTTAGTGAAACTTCGTCATTAGCACCATGAATAAAAAAAGCATGAGTTTGGTCATCTGTTTCTATTCTAAAATCATGTGTGTCAGAATCTTCATTAAATACAGGGCCAGATGCACCAATACTAAATTCTCTACTTGCACCAAGTGTGCTACCTTTTCCTATTTGAAATTCATCTCCAGAATCATCTAATCCAATATAATAGTCTTGAGCGTTACCATCAAATACAATAGCTGTATCTGCCGCTGCTGCACCACCAATAGTAAGTGTTTTTGCAGTTAATTTAAAATCGTCATTGCCACCAATCTTAATATCTATTTGGTCATCAGCCGCATCTGCTGATATTGCTGTATCAGCGTCAGCATCAAGAACAAGTTCAGCCGCACCGTTTAAATCTAATGTTGATCCTACAGCAGGGTCTATTGTCCCTACAGCTTTTGCTTGGTGTACAACATAAATATTATTCGTGCCAGAAGGAGGTGCTCCGGTGAATGATAAAGTTGTTCCACTTACAGTATAAGCTGAGTTTGGATCTTGTCTTACGTTTCCTACAAAAACTTCAATATCAAGTGTGCTGTTTGGTGAAGAGTCTAATGTAAAATCAGTTGTACTGCCATCTCCATTAAATCTTTTACCAGCTAATGATTGAAATGCATTAGTTGTATCTAAGGGTGTACCTACATATGCCATTCTACGTTATCTCCATTATTGACAAAGCAATGTCAGCCGCACCAGTCGCTGTTAATGTTAGCGAATCTGTTGTTTCCATCACAACTTTGTTACCTGAAAGCAACTCCAACGATCCGCCAACAGGAATCGGCGCCGTGGTAACGAGTTCAACCGCTTGGTTTGCTTCGTCGTTTGCACCTGCTCTGTTAGAGGTATCTGAAGTCAACGTAACTGTTGCAGTAATTTGACCAGTGGTTGTATTACCTACCATCATTCCAAGAACTACTGTAGTAGTAGAACTTGCAACGGTATAGATAACATCAGCACTAGTAACTCCTGCTTTTGTTACCACTTTAAAAGTATTAGCCATTTATCCTCCTATTATAAATTATCCGAGCGCAATTGCAAGAGCTGTGGGGTCTTCACTTGAAAATCCAGCGCTTGTTAAATACGTTTTTAATGTTGTTAAAGCTACCTGCTTCATTGTTCCATCATCATTTGTTACTAATCTATCTGCATCTGCTAATGTTATAGATGAAGCAGCAGTGCCACCATCCATAATGTTTAATTCTGCAGCAGTAGAGGCCACATTAGTTCCACCTATATCTAATGTAGTCACTGATATTTCACCAGCAACAGTCACTAAACCATCTGCCACAGTTATTAGATCAGTATCGTCTGTGTGTCCAATTGTTGTTCCATTAATTAAAACATTATCAATATCTAATGAACCACCAGTAATTAACCCTGTTGTTGTAATAGTTGATGAGCCAGTGTCAATAGTTCCAAATCCAGAAGTAATTGAACCAGAATCTAATGCTCCAGTCGTTACAATATTACTGCCACCAACACTATGACTTGCAAAATAAGTTGATACAGTATCAACGTTAGTCATACGCATCGTACCACCATCATTGATAAGTATACCATCACCACTTGCTACTGCTGTAGTACCTCTTGAAGTACCACCATCTATTAAATTAATCTCAGCCGCGGTTGATGTAACTGCTGTGCTACCTAAAGTAAATTGTCCATCTGGTACAATTAAACCTGCCGCACCACCAAGAATTAAATCATCAGCAGATGTGTCCCATAACATGTAAGCACTTGCTGTGTCTCCAAATAATTTTACATCATATCCTTGATCATCTGCTCCAACTGTAAATGTTGCATCTAGTTGAACTGCACCATCAATATCAACAGCATCTAAATTAGATGTACCATCAATATCCATGTTACCAGAAATATCTAATTCTGTAGCAATAACCTTATCATTAAATGTTGCAGCACCAGCCGCAGACATATCTAATGATAATGCTGTTATTGCACTTCCGCCGTCATTACCTTTAATTGAAAAATCTTTATCTGAAACTTTAGTTTCTAATATAACATTACTAGATGAGTTATATAATCTCGCCATTTCCGTGCCATCATCTTCATAGACAACACCACTTCCTGCTGTTCCTGCATCTAAAGTTATTCCGCCAGCCGACTCTAAATTAATTGAATCAACAGCGGTTCCATCTGAAACTAAATCTAAATCACCATCAGCATTTGAATAAATGTATGTTCCAGTATCTTGAAAAGTTAATTTATTTGTACTGTTTAAAGTTAAACCTGTGCCGTCTGTATGTGTTAAAGTTGTATCAGAATCAGCACCAAATTTTAGTACGGCTGAATCTGATCCTAAAATAAGATCGTTTGGTAAAGTTACATCTGAGCTAGCATCTTCAAACACCAACTTACTTGCTGGCATTGTACAGAAAACATCTTTTGTTCCTGCAGCAAAATCAACAGCACTATCGCTGTTAGAGCTAGATATAACTGTTGTACGTGTAAGATCAGAACTATCACCATCTAGTGTGCCAAGGCCTACTTCAAATTCTGCCGCTGTTTGATGAGCAATAACATAATACGTTGTATTACTATTACCTATACCAGCAGCAAAAGTTTCAAAACCTGTTACAGCACCAGCAAGAGATACTGCTCCTGTTCCCGTTGTGGTAGTTGTTTCTTTTACACGATCATTAATGACTAATGCCATTTAATATCTCCTATGCTAATCGTAATATAGCGTTACTTGCATCGGCTGTTGGAAACTGAATTGTAAATGTTCCACTAGTAGATGTCTTATCGCCACCAAAATCTAAAACACAAACTGCTTTATTAGAATTACTACTATTATAAATTAATGCTCCACGAGCTGTAATTGTTGCTGATGTAAAAGATAGATCAGAAAAATCACAAAGAGCAGTTGTTCCTGAAGTAGTAGGTGTCACACTTGTAAGTGATCCACCACCAGCAGTATAGGTTCCTGAAGCGGAAACTTCATTTGTGCTGGAGTAAGCAGTTGTGGATGCACCTAAAGTTGCTGAACTTGTAAATAAAGCTAATTTAAATGTATCGCCAGTAGTGGCTGTAAAATCATGTCCTTCAACAAGTATTTCTTGTTTAAAACTAGTGCAAACAGCTTGAGTTATTGCCATATTTTATCCTCCTATGGATTGGTTGATTGTAATGGAACCCTTAAGACTCCATCCTTGTACTCATCTCTCCTATGTCTACCTTGCCACTCAGCACTTACTTGCTGCATGGCTGTAACATAAGATTGTTCGTAAATTTGCAGCATTTCTGCTGGTCCCTTTAAAAATTTAAAGGCTTCTGCAAGACATCCATACAATAACGGTTCAGGTATATTGTCACCAATCCAAGTATTTGCATTAGTGCTGGATAATCTTGTTGGCATTTTAGTTAATGCCAGCTCTACATATAACGCAGAACTAGGGGTCGGCGCAACATATAATGTATTAAAATCCCACCAAGACCAATATCTTGGTGTTCCTGTTTCATCACGATCTGGCCAATATTCATTCATGTAAGAAATATCTTTCATTTCTAAATTTGTACGAGAGGCTGTAGATGAGGAAGCAATTTGAAAAGATCTTACTCCTATAATTGATTCCATTGTAGGACTTGCTCCTCCTGGTAAGGTTAAAAAAGGACTATCTGCTGTCATTGATGAATTTTGATATGACCTAAAAACATCAAGATCTACATCTCTAGCTATGCGATTTTCTGTTCTTTTTATAAAATCATTAGTAATTGTAGAAGTTAAAACATCTGTACTTACTTCTGTATAATCTAATATTTGTTGTGTTAATTCTGCGTATGTTGTCATTATGATATGCTCACTGTTACATTTCCAATCATAGGAACTATAATTGGTGGTTTTTTAGTTTGTGGTTGCATAGTATTATTTTGACTAAAAAATCCTACTCCTCCTAAAAAAACAGTCATTGGTTCAGATCTAGGTGGACTTGCATCTTTTAATGCTTCATTATCCCCACCTTTTGTTGATGGTGTTAATTGTGGATGTTTAGGTTCAAATTCTGATTTATGAACTAAAGAACCATTCCATTCTTTAACCATTTCATTATATGGAAATTCCATTCCACTTCTGTCTGATATTGCTTTTGCATATTTACCTTTTGCAAATCCCATTATAAAACTCCTATTTCAGGAACAAGTTTAACACTTGTTCTAACTGTATCTTCAGCCGCAGCTCTTGCCCATTCTTCATCATACATCGCTTTTGTTACAGCAATTCTATCAGGAGATTTTTTTATAGAAATATAATATGCCAATCCTGCAACCATACAAGGTATAAAACGAAAAGGTATTTCTGCATTATTTGTATATGCTCCTGCATCATTTATTCTTGTTAATGCATAATACTTAAATGTATCAGCTGCATCTGGTGTTGGATATAAGTATAATTTAGGTGTTATTGTTCTTTCTAAATAATATTGTGAAGGTCTAGCTTCTGTAGATTTTTTAGGAATATTTAAATATTCTGCTCTACTAATTCTTTCAATCTCATAATCAACAGTTGTGTCAGAAGCTTCATATACAACAGCCGATACTATATCAACAATGTCAGTTCCTAAATCATAGGAAGATGTACTTGCTGTAAGT